AAAAATACATATGTAGAGTTACGACTTTCAATAAATGAAAATAATAAAACAAATAACTATCGAATTGTACGTAAATTAAAACCTACAAAATGCTATCTGTTCGTCGACGACATTGACGTAACTGAAAGTACTATACCCAATACTAGCAAAAAGATAAAAAAAATACTGAGTTGTTCTCCTGAAGTATTTCAAAATTGCGTCATAATGTCGCTCAATACTACATTACCGTTTATGGCGCAAAGAAAAGTTGAAAAGAGAAAGTTTATCGAAGGCATCTTAAACTTAGAAATCTTTTCTGATATGCTTTTAAGCGCTCGGTCTGAATACAACGACGTACAAAAAAAATATGAACACATTACAAAAGACTTCGATCATATAACTAATATCTTTAAACTCCTTCAAGAACAAAAAAATAAAATATTAAGTAATATCGTTGAACAAAAAGACAAAATAAATGATAGAATAAAAATTATAAACGAAGATATAGAGCAAAATAAGATAAAGATTAAAAGTATAAATAAAGATTTATATAATAAAAGTAAAGATAAACTAATTTTTATAAAAGACAAATTAAAAAATATACAAAATCAATTAGATTCTATATCAAATAAAATTACTGAACATCGAACTGGAATAAAATTCTACAATAAACAAATTTCAAATATAGGTACGGAAAACGATACCTGTCCTATGTGCCTACACCAAATTACAAACAAAGATAGAGAGCACATAAGACAAGAAAAGGATAAAATTAAAAAAGATATCGATAACTGTGAACAAGATATTGAAAGCTTATTGCAACAACAAAAAGGTATTATCACTCTCAAAGAAGACAATACCGCGGCCGAGGTACAGCTTAATGAATATATATCTACTATAAAAACATTACATAATAACAATAGAGTAACAGCTGCGTATATTAGCAGTCTTAAGAATGATCTTGATAAAAATAAAAACGAATTACAAGAAATAACAAAAAAAGAAACTAACTTAGAAATAAAAGAGCTAAATAACAAACTAAAAATAAAAACAAAAGAAGTAAATGAACTAGAACAAACATCAAATAACATACATTCAGATTTAGAAATTTTAGAAATAGTAAAATATATTCTATCAGAAGAAGGTGTAAAATCGTTTATTGTAAAAAAGATTTTAGATATCTTAAACAGGCGATTATTATACTATTTACAAAAAATGGATGCAAATTGTATTTGTAGATTTAATGAATATTTTGAAGAAGAAATTGTAAACGAAAAAAACGAAGAATGTTCTTATTTTAATTTCTCTGGTGCTGAAAGAAAAAATATAGATCTTGCTATTTTATTTACATTTATAGATATGAGAAGATTACAGGGTGATGTAGCGTATAATTTATTAATGTTTGATGAATTATTAGATAGCTCGTTAGATGAAAAAGGAGTTGAATTAGTGTTGAATATAATTAAAGAACGAATAGATAACCATAAAGAAAGTATATATGTAATCTCTCATCGAAAAGAATCAGTTAAAGCAGCAACCGGAGACGTTATTGTTTTAGAAAAAAAGAATAGTATTACTACACGTGTGGATTTATCCAATAATTAACAATAAATTTATATGATGATTACACCGTTTCAGCATACGAACCGCTTACCGTTTTCTCCGCCTATATCGGTTAGACCGAATTTATGCAGTTTGTCGCAAAACCAACGACCAAAAGTCACCGCTGATTCACATACTCACTCTGCACCAGACTTACCGAGAGCAGTAAACTTTTATGCTGATTATTCAGGGTGTGGACACTGGAGAATGATATGGCCTGAACTACTACTCAATTGCTACGGTAAAGCGAATGTACAAGGCGGTACTGTAATGATAGGAGATAAGAATTTCTACAAAGGGCTTAAAACCATACGAATACAAAGACAAGCAACTAAGTCGCAGCTAGAATATATAAAATGGCTCAAACAGATACAACAAGAATACGGGTTTAAAGTTATATATGAAATAGACGATCTTATCTTTAAAGAGGATATTCCTCATTATAATAAGTTTAGATTTGCGTTTGAAGATCCCAGCATCAGACAAACAAGTATGGAAATTATGCAAATTTGTGATGAAGTTACGGTAACAAATAACTTCATGAAGGAATATTATATAGAAAAAACCGGTAATAAACACGTTACAGTTATACCTAATTTTATTCCAAAACTCTGGATGGATCGGTATTTTGATTTTAATAAAATACGAGATAATTTTGAAAAAAATAAAAGAAAACCGCGTGTAGTTTATTGCGGGAGCGGTGCGCATTTTGATATTGAGAATAGAATTAAACAAAAAGATGATTTCTATCACATTAACGATGTAATAAGAAAAACAGTAGATAAATTTCAATGGGTATTCGTAGGCGGTTTCCCACTGACTCTAAGAGATTTAATTAAGCAAAAAAAAATTGAATATCATTCATGGACTAATCTAGTGAACTATCCTGAATATATAAATAATATGAATGCTACAGTCTTTTATGCTCCGTTAGAAGATAGTAATTTCAATAAAGCAAAAAGTGATTTAAAATTTATTGAATCGTGTGCATTAGGTATCCCGAGTATCTGCCAAGATTTATGTACATATGATTCTGCATTTTTTAAATTTAAAACCGGAGACGATTTAGTAAGTAAAATAGAGATTATAACTAAAGATAATAAAAAATATCTTAAAGAAGTAAAGCGAGCGAGAAATTATATGAAGTCTAGGTGGATGGAAGATAATATTAATTTCTATACCGAATTATATTCATTTCCGTATGGTGATCCAAAAAGAAAAAATCTTAATCGCTTAAACGGAATTAGTTGACTTATTGTTTCATTTTCTCTATACTATAAGGAATGTATAGGAACTTAGCGTACATACCGAATCAACGTGTCATGCGTTTATATACATGGGACGAAAACGGCGTTAGGATTGAAACAGATTGTCCGTATCAACCATATTTCTATTCGGAGACAAATTCAAATCGATATAATGGAACGTCATTATATGGTACAAAACTCCGGAAACATACCGCTAATAGTGAATTAGATAGAAGAAAAAAAATTGAAGATCTCAGCGATCCTAAAATTTATGAAAATATTTCTCCCTATCAACAATTTTTAGTTGATAGGTTTTGGAAAATAAATGAAACAGATGATTTTACTAAATTTCCTCTTAAGATATGGTTTTTCGATATAGAGACATATTCCCCGGACGAGTTTCCAAAACCTGAAGAAGCAAGTCATATGATTAATGTAATTACAGTCTATGATACTGTAGAAAAAATGTATTTTACATGGGGAATTAATAAGTATAAACCAAAATCCAACGACGTAAAGTATGTTCATTGTAAAACTGAAACCGAGTTATTACAGAAATTTTTAGATTTTTATTGCAAAGAACGACCTGATATTTTATCTGGGTGGGCTAGTGAAGTTTTTGATATTCCGTATGTAATTAATCGAGTTAGAAACATACTAGGCGAAGACGCAACTCGGTTATTTTCACCCGTACACGATGAAATTATGAAACCAATCTACCAACGAGTGTATCGTGGTAATTTTGGTAGACAAACATCAAAATACGTGGTTGAAGGAGTATCAATGCTAGATTATCTTGATGTGTATAAAACCTTCAGTCTGGGCATGAAAGACAGTTATAAGCTAGATAACATAGCTCACATAGAACTAGGAGAGAACAAGGTAGATATAGGAGAAACTAACCTTGCGACACTATCTATCAACGATTGGGACAAGTTCGTAGACTACAACATCCATGATGTACGGTTGCTAGTTAAACTTGAAGCTAAGCTTATGTACATGAATCTAGCTAGAATGTTATCATACATAGGATTAACCCCATTTAACGCAGCTCTTGGTACTATTAGTACAGTAAACGGTCGTGCAATTGTTGAAGCAAGAAAATCCGACCCACCTCGGATCATACCAACTTTTATAAAAGGTGATGATAAGTCTGGTAAATATGAAGGAGCATATGTAGGTGATCCAAAACCGGGATTTCAAGACAATGTCATATCATTTGACGCTAACTCACTGTACCCCAGCGTAATGGTTACTCTCAACTTAAGCCCAGAAACTAAAGTTGGAAGCATTGTTGGTACTGATAACGGTAGAGTGTATATAAAGACAGTAAATAACAAAGATATTGAGATGTCTTATGGGGATTTTAATAAATGGTGCACTAAAAATGACATAGCAGTAACAAGAGCTAAAAAACTTTTTTCACAGAAAACCAAAGGAATTTTCCCACGGATTACAGATCACTTCTATGACATAAGAAAAGGAAAAAAACAACAATGGAACGAGGCTCGCGAAGAAAAACATCAATTATCTCTTAAGCTTAAAAAAGAAAAAACCCAAACTGAAAAAGAAAAATTAAAGAAAAAAATTATAGAGACACAATTGAAGATTGATCAGCTTTGGATCTGGCAATTCACGTTAAAAATTCTTATTAACCGTATTTATGGGTATTTTGGTAATAAAAACTCTGCTATGGCGGATGGTGACATCGCACGATCAATTACGTTAACAGGGCAAGATGTCATAAAACAAAGCAATATTATTTTAAGAAATTATATTAAAAGAAAAACTAATTTAACTGATAAGGATCTTGAAAAAAACGATCCAATCATTTATAATGACACAGATAGTTCATATTGTACTATTACTCCGTTACTCGACTACAAAGGAATATCGCTACATAAAGATAATAATATTAACGAAGAAGTATACACTCTTGTTCAAGATATAGAAGATGATTTAAACGTTCATATCGAAAAATGGGCAAGAGATACCCTATTAACTAAGGACCCTAGGTTTGTTTTTAAAAGAGAATCTATCTGTGATAAAGGTATTTTTTTACAAAAGAAGCGGTATGTCTTACATAAACTTGACGATGAAGGAGTTGTTTGTAATAAATTTAAATACACCGGTGTAGAAGTGGTTCGAACCACTATGCCTAATGCGATTAAACCATATGTGAAAAAAATCATTGAGCATATGATTATGACTGAGAATCAAAATACTACAAATGAAATCTTCGAAGAGACGTATGAAATTTTTAAGTCGTTATCTATAAAAGACATTGCATTTGTAATGGGTGTTAAAGAATATGAAAAATATAGCGTACATACTAAAGGCTGGATGGTCAAAAAAGGAACACCAATTCATGTTAAGTCCTCTATATATTACAACAAGCTTTTAGAGTATTATGATATTTCTAAAAAGCATGAATATATTAGCTCCGGTGATAAAATACGATATTTTTATACAGTTCCTAACAAATTTGGTTTAAATTCGTTAGGGTTTAAATATGATATACCTCGAGAATTCGAACAGGACTTTAAAGTAGACTACGAAAAAATGTTTGAAAAAATTGTATATAGTGTTATCGATAGGTTTTATGATAATGTAAATTGGAAGTCATTTCGCCCGGGCCAAGCCGTTAATACAGATTTATTTGATTTCTTTAAAATACCCGTTGCAAATTAAAAAATGTATATTATAATAATAATATGGATATCATTACATACATTGATAGTATAGGTAGGACTTGTTTCGGGGAGTTAGTAGAACAAACAGATTCAATTTTAAGAGTTAAATCACCAGCGATGATTATGGTAACACCTAACGACGCTTCTAATATGAAAGTTGACGTTATGCCATTATTTTTTACTGAATTTTCTAGTGGCGAAGCTCCAGTATTTAAATACGCTAATTCTCAATATACAGAAGTAGAGGTTACTATTTCTGATAAGATACTTGTGCACTATAATGCTAAAATTAATACTACACAAGAACCAACTCCGGAAGCTCCTGTAGAGCCTTTATCTGAAAAAGACGTACCTGAAGTGACATTATTTGAAGATAATTAATATATGTCAAAATATGCTGAAAAGGCGTATGATGAGACTCTTGTTAATAAGGCATTTGCTAAATTACAAAAGCTTAATAAAAACGCGACTACTCTTGAAGAGAATACGCTTAGTAATGTAACTGAGTGGATTGATACCGGGTGCTTAGTATTAAATTCAATTTTATCTGGATCCCTATATGGAGGTGTTCCTAAAGGTAGAATAACGATTTTTGCGGGTGAAGCTCAATGCGGTAAAACCTTTATTTTAAATAAGATTCTTGCCAAGGCTCAAAAATCTGGAATGGTTCCAGTAATATTTGATACTGAAGTCGCGATTGAAAAGGAAGGAGCTGAAAATGTAGGTCTAGATGTTTCAAATGTAAAATATGTTCCTGTTGATACTGTTGAAAATTGTCGTAATCAAATTATGGCATTCTTAGACGGGATTGAAGATGAGCCAGGACTCCACGGAAAATTTATTATATCAATTGATTCTCTTGGAAATTTAGCCTCTTCGAAGGAAATTGCTGACGCTGAGGCTAATAAAGGAGCCATGGACATGGGGCTCAGAGCTAAACAGCTTAAATCCATGATGCGTATTATTACATATAAGGCTGCCGTAACTGGTACAACCATTATATGTAGTAATCATACATATGCTGACCCTGGTGCACTCCATCCTACCTTAGTCA